ACTGTCAAGTGGTTGTTGTAGTGGCCTGTTTCCCGGTAGCTGTGCATCGGGACGTTTGACATTGCATGGAACACCATTTGGCCAATCTTCAAGCCTGGGTACAGCGGGATGCCATGGTGAAGCCGTTCATTTTTGAGTTCCAGCGTCAGCCGTGATCCATGCCAGCCTGGGTCGCACCAGCCAGCAAGAAGGTGATTAAGACCAGATCGTGCGCGGCTTGATTTGAGTACAAATTGGCTGCTGATGTCGTCGGGCAGGTTAAACAGCTCAAGTGTTTCAGCCAAGCAAAACTCGCCGGGCTGAAGCATGAACGCATCATCCTCTGTCCTGTCGGCAATGTTGATACGCACCAAGTCAGGGCTGTAGATGCTTTCCACCATCAAATAAAGGCCCAGCCGCAGGTCCAAGCTGGCTGGATTCAGCAAGTCTTCATCGAATGGGACGACCATTTTGCTCTGCCGGCACCTGGCCTTGATCTCCCAATCACACAGGACTGCCATCCCGAAACCACAAAAGGCAATCCTACTTAGATCTCACTCACTGACCAATATCACCCAGCCAGTCCCAGGCCCTTCAGATTGCCAGCGTTGATAAAACGCAGCCTGCCTGACGCGAACGTTGCGGCCTAGGTGTGGGTTGCTGTGCCCACCTTTTTCCATTTCTGGATAGCCCCTGGGGTCCTGCATGATCCACTCTGGGTCGTTGCTGTTTTTGCCTGCATAGCCGCTGATCACGCTCCAGTGCCCACAACCCAAGCCGCTGCACATCGGTGGTTCACCGCGGAGCATGTTCCCGGCATGTAGCCATCCGACCATCACCGGCCTGCCGTTTTCAACTTCCAGCTCAACCAAATCAGCATCACCGTCTTTCCGGAACTCTGCATGCAGGCCAAGGCTGCGTAATGCCGCCAGCTGTGCTTCTACTGATGTGGTGTCCCCGTACTTTGCGCGGATCTGGTTGTACTCATCATCTGTCCGAACTTTTTTGTAATAAGCCGCCACCATGGCTGCAGCACTCGAAAAGCACTCGCGGTAGCCGGTGCCTGTTTTGTTGTCCAGTTGCCTGAAGTAAGGCATAAAGATCTGTTGGTCATATCCGCTTTCTTTCCAAGCTTGGAACCAGTCCGCATCACTTTCATCCAGTAGTTCCGGCGGCATGGACTCCTCAAGCTGTTTAATCGCAGCCAGCTGGTGGGGCGTACCACGGAAAAATTCAAAGAACGGCAGCAGAGAAAAAGCCAAGCCCATCAGCAGCAGGATCAGCTGGATGATGCCGGACGACACCTACTTTTCAACTCTTGTGTCAGGCAAAAGCATTTCACGAACATGCTTCACCGCCAGATCATCAAGGTCGTTGTCAGTCCTTGCGACAATTTTTTCCAGCATCGCCACAATCAACTCCTTGAATGCCCTTGATTTCCATGCGGTCATCAGGACGGGCTTGAGGATTAGAAGCATTTGCTTGGCCTCGTTACGCTGTCAGCGTAGCTCTGTCCTGCCATGGCTTCCAACCCTGAGGAACACCACGAAAAAGAAGGCATCTGTATGGCAGATGTTGTTAAGGCTTTGGTGCTGGCGTGGAGTGCTGCATTGCTCACCGCTTCTTATCTGGGCATTTTCCCTCAAATGAAAATGGACAATACGTTCGTGGCGTCACTGTTGACGGGTGCTATGGCGTCCTTCGGCATTGAGCGCAAGAACAATGGAAGTAGCAACAAGAAACCGACTATCGTTGACAACAAGGACACCAAAGCCGGCATCAAATGACCCGCACACTTTTGGTATTGGGCATCACATTGGCTGCCGTTTTGCCTGCCCGTGCTGATTTAACGCACAAAATCCAAAGCTCAGTACAACTGGATGTTGGTGGCGCATCCACACGCGCCATCAGGGTTGGCAATGCCTACTCCATCAGCGGGACAGGTGTTGACACCAGCGTGACTTCGGGTGGCTCAACCACAAGCGATGCTCTTGGTGGGCTAGGGGCAGCGACTAATGGCGTCAACGCCATCACGATCCCAGACGCAACCCAAAAGACTGCTGGGAACTCATTCAGCTTTGCAACCAGCTACACCCAGGGCGACACTGTGCCCACGTCAGCCCCAACGGTTGGCGCTGTTCCCGCCTTTGGCGATGTGACCAGTACAGCTGCAGGCGTTAACACTGGCTTGGCTGGCACGATCACTACAGCAGGCGCTGTCACGATCTCACCTGGCGGAGCCAACACAACGGCTATCGGCCAGGTCATTAGCGAGCTGACCACAAGGTGAAACGGCTGATCATTCTGTTGCTGTTGCCATCAGCAGCAATGGCTGTACCAGTCGTGCCCAACTTCAGCCAGGGTGTGGTGTCTTCCCACACTGAGTCCAAAACTATCGTCAAGGAATCAATCGTTTCCGAAAGCTACCGCACTGGTTTCGAGTACACAGTCAGCGGATCAGGCGTTGAGCCAGCCAGCGGCATCGTTAGTCCGTCAGCCAGCACCAACACCCTGAGCCTTTCAACCCGCACAGACTGGAAACAAACCGTTCCAGGGGCAGCCTTTCAGTTCGCTGAAACGTTTCAAGGGCCTGGCCTAATTGAAAAGGTGATTATCGACCGCGAAACCATCACCGAAACAGTCATTGACTCCACAAGCACGTTTAGCCAATGAGAGCGACAGCCTCTGCATTGCTAATCAGCCTGCTTCACACGGCTCCAGCAGCAGCGCAAGTCAGCGCAACTGCATCTCCCGTCAGCAACAGCAGCGGCTCAGTCGTCAACCAAGCTGTTCAGATTACGCCTGGGCAGTACATGAAACACAGCTACGGATCTGCAATCCAATGTGACTCAGCCACGCTAAACATCTCCCCCTTTGTGTCTTCGACGCATTCTTTTGGCAATCCAGACAATCAGTATTATCAAGAGCCTGTCTACGACAACAGTGACAACTTTGGCCTAATCGACCCAGAAACAGGGCTTGACGGGCCAGATGGAATCCCAGACAACCCCGGCACAGTCCTTTACTACAAACCGCAGAGGACAGGATACCGCCAGAACTACAGCAACAACTTCGGCGTCACGGCCACATTTTCTGTTCCTTTGGATTGGGGTCCGGTCAACCTTTGTAAGCAGGCAGCGAAAAAACAGATCGCGCTTTACGAGCAATCTTTAGCTGACAAGCGGCTCAACTACGAGATGGGCAGGCTCAAAGCATGCTCTGAAGCCCTGAAGGGTGGTTATGGCTTCAAACAGGATTCGCCGTTTTTTCCCATTTGCGCTGATGTCGTTCTCAAACCCATTTCAGTCGAAGACCACACGCACAAGATCATTTACCCAAAGCCCGTCTCAGATCGCGAATGGCTTGATTCCGGTGACGCTGCACAACCCGCCGCTGCTGTAAAGATTCCGGTTTTGCCTTACGGCCAAGCTTCTGATTGATTTTCTTCACCACCTTCTTGGTCAAAGGCTTTGCCAGCTTCTGCAGCACTGACGCGATGGGCTTAGCAAATATGGCGACAGTGGTGGCCAAGGCCGCAGTCAATGCAACGCTGACAGTCGGTCCGGCTGGGGGCACATAGTTGCTGATGACTTGGCTAATGGGAACTGGATCCCAAATCTTCACGCACTTGCCGTCTTGCAGCTCATAGCCAGCAAGAACTTTGGTTGAGAGCTTATTGAGAGATCCTAGAGGTTGAGCCCCAAAAGGTGGACAAGGCGGATCCTTAGGCAATCTTGGGATGTCGGGATCGGCACCCGGCGTTGTGGGTTGAGGGATTGCATCTTGAGCCGGACGTGACACATCCGGCTTTTTTATGTCCGCCTTTGGCGGAGCAACCCAAGTGAAGTCACGCGGTCTGTAATCAGGAGCCTCAAAGATCGGCACCGCTCCATTGCACAGAGTTACGTTGCCGCGTGGATCTTCCTCAAACGTTTCCGCCCCATTGCCCACAGCAATCCTTGCTCGCACGCAGCCAGGCATATCAATGATCGGGAACCGCGTGGACGTAACTGGCGGGGCTGGTAAAACAGGTGGTGGAATCGGCCTACCAACAGAGATCATTGGAACGCTGATTGCTTTTACCCCGATCTCAGGAATCTCCGGCATGAAATCAGAACGGTTTACAGCAGGTCAGCTATGGATTGAAGCTACTAAGCACAGAGAAGGACCGCCGCTTGTTTATGTCTGCAGGTCTGGCAAGACTTCAATGCTGTTTACTGAGCCAGCTGCTTTGCTCAAATTTGTGCGCTGGCCGAAATCCACCCCAACAGGCCAAGCCTTGCGTGAGTGGCTTGACCACTGGGATGCACAGGAAATTGAACCGCAGGCCGAAACTAAAATGGTGACTTGACCGGCACAGCTGGGCCGGTAGCAGTCGGCAGCTCAGGCATTGCCCCATCAATTTGCCCAGGCAGCATTTCAGCCACATTGCCGGTGATGTCATCCATCATTTCGGCGGCATACTCGTCAATCATTCCAGGGATGCGTACGAAGGCAGCTATTGATAAGCCAACCAAGGTGCCGCTCATTACGAAACCAAGGACGCCAAGGACGTTGCAGACTTTTTGCATGGTGATTGCAGGTAAAACAAAAGGCCCCCTTGCGGGAGCCTGATGTCGGTCTGTGTGAGAAACCTGAGCTTGTTATAGCTCAGAGTTGGAACTTGCCACCAACCTTGAGGTTGATGCTGGTGTCATCGTCATACGAGACGAAAGACAGCTCGGTGTAGCCAGGGCCAAAGCCATAGCCAGCCTTGCCGCTGATTCCGTAATCCACTTCACCACTGTCAGGGATTTTGACCATGGGGCCGACTTGGGCGTAAGCACCACCACCCTCGATACCCAGGTGCAGGTCAACATCCATGCCGCCTACGCCGGTATCCAGGTTTCCGCCAACGTTGGCTTCAGGGTTGAAGTAGACGGGAGCTGCGTGCGCAGGAGATGCCAGCGCAACTGCTGAAGCGGCGACACCACTCGCAATGAGAATTTTGAGCATGGGAAAGGG